ATTGGCTAAGGATATCCACAGTAGACATAGACAATAGAACATCATTTGTTCTTTCAAATGGATCCCAGATAAAAGCATCGTCAACATCAGGCGATGCTGGCCGGTCTGAGGCGTTGTCTTTGTTGGTCATAGACGAAGCAGCGCATGTCGAAGGCCTAGATGATTTGTGGATGGGTCTCTACCCTACGCTTTCAACTGGCGGCCGCTGTATAGCATTATCGACTCCGAATGGTGTCGGAAATTGGTTTCACAAGATATACACAGAATCAGAGAATAAGGCAAATGATTTCTTTTCAACTAAATTGCCTTGGGATGTGCACCCAGATAGGGATGAATCCTGGTTCGAAAAGGAAACTCGCAATATGTCAAGGAGAGAAATCGCACAAGAGTTGGAATGTAATTTCAACATGTCCGGTGAAACAGTGTTCTCTGCAGAGGATATGGAGACATATTATACACTAATAAAGGATCCAAAATACAGAACCGGGTTTGACAGAAATCTTTGGATTTGGGAAGAGAGAAGCCAAGAAAACTCTTATTTGGTTTCAGCTGATGTCGCCCGCGGCGATGGAAAGGACTACTCTGTTTGTCATGTGTTTAAGATTGAAACAATGGAGATTGTGGCAGAGTACCAGGGTAAAGTTACTCCAGATATCTTTTCAAGAGTTCTTTTTGACGTTGCCCAAGAGTATGGAAATGCTCTTTTGGTGGTAGAAAACAATTCAGTTGGCTTTGCAGTGCTTGATAAACTAAAAGAAATGAGATACCCAAATCTGTATCACTCTGTCAAATCGACACATGAATTTGTGGAAGAATACCAAGCTGATCAGATGTCAAATGCTGTTGCTGGCTTCTCCACAACATCAAAGACAAGACCGCTAATCATCGCGAAGTTAGAAGAATTCGTAAGAAACAATCTAATTAAAATATATTCTTCTAGGTTATTGGCAGAAATGAGGACTTTTGTTTGGAATAACGGCCGAGCTGAGGCGATGAGGTCATACAACGACGACCTGATTATGTCGTGCGCAGTAGCTTGCTGGGTTAGAGACACTGCTCTTGCGGTGAACCAACGAGATGCTGAATATGCAAAGGCATTTATTGGTTCTATAACTAAATCTACAAATGAACTGGATACAAGAATAAAAGGAATGATAGGTACTAGAAAAATGAAAATAAATGAAGAACTAAATAAACATCACAAGGCAACAACCGACTTTCCATGGTTGTTTAAGGGCTAAATAATGGCAAAAAAGAAAAACAAAAACAATACAAGAAACCCACAGAGCTTGCTCTTTAGAAGATTGACAAGACTCTTGTCGGGTCCTTTGACACAGTATCGAACGCAGAACAGTCACAGACTAAGAAGAATAGACTTAGATAAGTTTGCGAACAAGTTCACTTCTGCATCCGGAAAAGACTTTAAAAAGACAGCGTATAACCCATATGACAATCTTCAGTCCGGCTATATGGCATCACAACAAAGAACGGAAAGATATGTAGACTTCGACCAGATGGAATACACTCCAGAGATAGCATCTTCATTGGATATTTATGCCGATGAAATGACAACCTATTCGTCTCTATCTCCAATGTTGAGAGTTGAGTGCGAAAATGAAGAGATAAAGGCTATATTAGAATCGTTGTATCTTAATGTTTTGAACATACAGCACAATCTGTTCTCGTGGTGTAGGACCATGTGTAAGTACGGGGACTTCTTTTTGTATTTAGACATAGACGATAGTCTTGGTATCACATCCGTGATCGGCCTACCAACTCAAGAATTAGAAAGACTTGAGGGGGAAGACAAATCAAACCCAAATTACGTACAATATCAGTGGAACTCGGCCGGCCTAACTTTTGAAAATTGGCAAGTTGGCCACTTTAGAATTTTGGGACAAGATAAGTACAACCCATACGGAACTTCAGTCCTTGAGCCGGCCCGTAGAATTTGGCGCCAACTTACTCTTATAGAGGATGCTATGATGGCTTACAGAATTGTGAGATCACCTGAAAGAAGAGCTTTTTATATTGATGTGGGCAATGTGCCTCCTCAAGATGTAGAACAATACATGCAGAAGGTCATGACAACTATGAAAAGAAATCAGGTTGTGGACGCGAACACCGGCCGTGTTGACTTGAGATACAACCCTTTATCTGTAGAGGAAGATTATTTCGTTCCAGTTCGCGGCAACAGTGGGACAAAAATAGAGTCAATACCTGGAGGTAAGTATACTGGAGATATCGACGATGTAAAATACCTTAGAGATAAGTTGTTTTCAGCATTGAAGGTACCTGCAGCTTATATATCATCCGATGGAGAAAAGGCAGTAGAAGATAAAACAACTTTGGCACAAAAAGACATTCGCTTTGCAAGGACAATCCAAAGACTACAGAGGTCGATCATAACCGAACTAGAGAAAGTAGGTATAATACATTTATATACTCTGGGTTATCGCGATGAGGACCTTGTGGGCTTTACATGTCACCTAAACAACCCTTCAAAGATCGCGGAAATGCAAGAATTGGAGCACTGGAAGACTAGATTCGACATTGTCGGCGCCGCTACTGAAGGTTTCTTTTCAAAACAATGGCTTGCGAAGACTCTGTTTGGTATGTCGGACGATGAATTCGTTAGAAACAGAAGAGAGATGTTTTACGACAAGAGGTTCGAGGCTGCTTTGGAGACTGTTGGGGAAGCTGAACAAGCAGAGATGACAGCCGGCCTTGACGCCGGAGTTGATAACTTAGATGTTGGCGCCGGCGGCGAACCCGGTGGCATGGGTGCCGTAGGTGCAGAACCAGAACTCGGCGCAGATCTTGGCGCAGGCGCCGGAGGCGCTCCTGAACCTGAAGCTCCAGCTCCCGACGCCGGTGCACCAGCCCCAGACGGTGATTTATTGGCGGCACCTCCTGGTAAGAGAGAGGACAAGAAAGGCAGAACAACAACAGCCAAGTCGCACGGCTTCTATGAGCCAAGATCTCTTTTCCCCGGTGGAGACAGGAGGAAGACTTCTGGCCCAAGAAAAAAGAATATGAACAGAGCGGCATCTCCCGAAACTGGAACATCTAGGAAAATTTATCCAGGTTACAGTGAATTATCTGGATTAGCTAAAGGCACGAGTATTTATGAGTCCGAAAGTACTAATTATAAAGTAGAGGAAAAAAAGATACTCAAAGAGCAGAAAGAAATAGATGCTCTCTTTAAAAGCTTAGAAGCAAGGAATAAAAAGAATGAGACTGAAACATAATAAAAAAAGAAATACTGCGTTTGTTTACGAAGCGCTCGTCAGAGAGCTTACAGAATCTGTTGTTAAAAACAACAAAAACAAACAAAATAAAATAGTTTCTATAATCAAAGAGCACTTTACTGGGCACTCTGTCCTAAAGAAAGAGCTAGACCTTTATCGATCGATTTACGAAACTAGAGATATTGAAAAGACAACCGCAGAAAAAATTGTTTTTCAAGTCAAAGAAGAGCATGATTCTTTAGACAAAAAAAGATTGTTTCAAGAACAAAGCGCCCTTATTAACAAGATAAATAAAACGCTATCATCAAAAGTTTACAATAATTTTGTACCAAACTACAAAACTATAGCCTCTGTTTATTCAATACTTCAACATGCTCTCCCGGTAAGAGACCGGGTCTTGTTGGAAGAGAACATAGTAGATCAAATGTCAGCTTCGGTGGAGACAAAGCAGGAAACTCAGCAGCCGATTGACTCTTTGGTTTACAATACTTTCGCATCTTCGTTTAATGACGAATATGCAAAGCGACTCAATGAAGGTCAGAAAGCGTTATTAAACAATTATATTTCTTCATTCGTCGACAACGGCCTCGAACTTAAAGTTTATCTAAATGAAGAGGTCGGATCTCTAAAAGAAAGGTTGCAGAGTATAAAAGACAAAAACGTTACACTACAAGATAAAACAATTAAAGAAAAAATAGAAAAGGTATATACTATTTTAGATAACACTAAAAATAGAGAGATTGATACCGAAACCTTGGAGATAGTATTGAACACACAACAACTACTAGAAGAGTTAGAAGAAGATGACAATTGATGTAAAAATTGAGTTTGATCCTAGAATCAAATTAAAAGCCCGACGAACACTTGATGGAAACATTTTGATACTAGACCATGAAGACATGGACATAGTTCTGATGACAGAGAAAGGCAAGTGCGTGGCTTTTCCGAAGGGGTCAATGTCGGACAAGGTTTATGCGTCGCAAGATAGAATGTTTGAGTTTTTGTCGAAGAAGGGTTTAATAAATAGAGCTTCAGTAAAGGGTGGAAACGTATTCGGTTCTTTAGAAGCAGAGCTTTTACAATCAAAAATCCCCGGTATCGACAGGTCCCAGGCTGTTTTATACTCTCTGCATGAATATATTAATGATGAGCGACCATACTTTAAGACGGCTGAGGAGTATGATGATGAAAGATTGTCAGCGATGCTTAAGCCTGATCCGGAAGATTCCACAGAACTTGGAGATGTCCCCCAGAAGGCAAGAAAAGGTACGCACGACTCAAGTGTTCGCCCATATGGCTTCATGTACAACTACTCGCTTGTTAGAGAGGGTGAAGGTGAGGATAAGTGACATTTATCTGGTTTTGCCTTGTTTCATATGGCCTTACACAAATAATCGTATACGGAAAAATATTCGACTCAATAAGACCAAAACAAGGAAAGTTAGGGCAATTGCTTAGCTGTACTATGTGTACGGGCTTTTGGGTTGGGTTATTTTTATGGTTCGTAAAGGGCTCCACACAACTATTTAATTTTGATGATTCACTCATCACAGCTATGCTTTTAGGTTTTGCAGCTTCCGCAGCCGCCTATGTTGGAAATACTGTGTTTGGTGATGAGGGTGTAAAAGTAGAACACTTGGTTAAAAGGAGAAATGATGAAGAATCTAGTGACAATTAAGAGAATGATAAGACCAGTGCGGCGCTGTAAAGCCGGCTGTTAGGTGAGGCGGGTGGCCCCCGCTGTGAGGAATAACATGAAACTTATAAGAGAATATTATGAATTATGCGAAGGAGGCGTTTGTCAAGATCTTTTAACTGAAGATGACAAGAAGTTCGTCGCAAATGGAGGCTGTATGCTTTCTGGATTAATGCAAATGGCAGAGACGAAGAATGGCAACGGCCGTATCTACCCACAAGCCATCCTAGAGAGGGAAGTGAAGAACTATGCTAGGTTAGTTTCCGAACGCCGAGCGCTAGGGGAACTCGACCATCCTGATAGTTCTGTGATAAACCTTACAAATGCATCTCACATGGTTACCAAAATTTGGATGGAAGGTAAAAAATGCATGGGTACTATTAGGGTACTTGAAACTCCAGCCGGCCAGATTTTAAAATCACATTGTTGC